CCTTGGTTGTATATCACGCAACTAATGCTGATTTTACTGAATTTGATACTAACTTAGGAAGTGGTGTAGCAGGTAAAGGTACTTACGTTACTTCAATAAAACCATCTAATGACAACTATGGGAATTATGTAATGCCATTGTTTGTTAGCATTCGCAATCCTATCGACTTTTCAAGTGGTGATAAGGCAATTAACGATAAAGCTGAAGATTTAGGATTGGAAGGATTATTCGAATTGTCAAGCCTAGCACAAATTGACAAGTGGAGTGGCGAGTTAAAACAAAAACTGCAACAAGAAGGACACGATGGTGCTGAATTAAAGGGTGATGGTAATGCTAGATATTTCGTAGCATATAACTCGAATCAAATTAAATCTGCTATTGGTAATACTGGATCTTTCAGTCAACAATCAAACAAAGTACACGAGGGGCTGTAATGGAAATCCGTTATCTTTTAGACAAATTAAAGTTACTTGAATCTGAACAATTACTAGCACCAAATGGAAAGCCAAGTAACTTGAATCCGGTTCAATACCAACAAGTAAGAACACCTGCTTTTAAAGCATGGTTTGGTGATAGTAAAGTAGTTGATGAAAACGGTGAACCATTAGTGGTTTATAACGGATCTCCTAGCGATTTTGATGAGTATGATCGTGATAAAGTCTCACCTGGATTCTATACATTTGATGGTGGATTTTACTTTTCATCGGATACGCAAGTTGCAAGTGATTATGCGAAAAGAGAAAATGGTAACGTAAAACCAATGTTTCTATCAATCAAAAACCCAGTGATTGTGGACGAACCTGAAGAGTTCTTGCGTGATCTTATCAAAAAACACGGTACTGATGGTGCTAGATACGCACGGATTGAAGTTGAAAAAGCTGGGCATGATGGACTATATTACCCAACTATTGGAACTTACGTTGCGTTTAAATCAAATCAAGCAAAGTCTGCTATTGGTAATACCGGATCTTTTAGCCAGCAATCAAATAAAATACACGAGAATAGGTAAATGGACGAACTAGAACGAATTAAACTATTGGCAGGGATTAAGCCATTTGCTGGATTATCCACATACCAGCCATCAGAACAACACGCAACTGCTACTATGAAACGTGATTTTGAAAAATCAAATAACATTCAACCAGGAACCCCTGAATGGTTTCAATTGTGGTTTGCAAAACCACACCTAACTGGTGAATCACCATTCGGAGATAAACAATGAGATTACATGAACTATTTGAAGAAGCAAGTGCCGGTGCTACCAGTGCAGGGGACATTGCAGCAGTTTACAATCCACAACTTGCTATTGGTAAAATATCAAAAAGCTACGCAGGTAGTCCTGGTAAACCCGGAACTAAAGCACCAAAGCCACCGAAGGTCGTTCAACCTAAAAACTCAGATGGTACGGCCAAAAACGCGCTAAATATAAAAGCTAACCTATTCGGTGGAACTCCCATCAAAAGACAACCTTAAGGACATAACATGAAAGACATTTTAAGTAAACTCGATTCGATCGAAGCACCAGAAGCTGGTGTTGCAGCACCCACATTACCAGCACCCATTCAATTGGATGAAAGTGCACAAATGCGCGTACTGGCTGGTCAATCTTCTCTTTTAACTGAAGCAAAAAAGGTTAAAGAACCTAAAGCCAAGAAAGAAGAAAAAGTTGAAGAGCAACAAGTTGAATCTTTAGATGATGAAGAAATGGATGAAGATTTAGAAGAATCTGCTGCTCAAATCGCGGCACAAGAAAAATTCAAAAACTTAGTTACTAAAGTTACTCCGGCATCTAAATCTGGCACTGCAACCGACGCGTTGAAGTCACAAACTGGTAAAGATAAAAAACCAGACGGTAAAGGTGGTGCTGCATTCAAAAAAGAAATGGATAAACACATGAAAGAAGATTCAAAACCAAGTGCTGGTTTAACTAAAAAAGAGAAATCTGCAGTAGTTAAGAAAGCAGTTGCCGGTAAAGATATCGGTAAAAAAGGCAAAGGTTTTGAAAAAGTCGAAAAAGCTGCAAAGAAAGGTGGAGCTTCTGACCCTAAAGCAGTTGCAGCAGCCGCAATGTGGAAAGGCCAAGCTAAAAAGAAAGCAGTTAAAGAATCAATCGAACATAAACTTACTTTCAAACAACTAGTTTCATTGGTTCAAGAAAGCGGTGGTCAACAACAAATCGACCCAGTTGATACAGCATTATTCGCATGGGCACAACGCGTTGCTAGTGCCAAATACGAAGGTGTTAAACAAGAACTTTATGCCGGTATGGTATACGAAAACATGGGTGGTGAATTCCGTATGTTCGATGTGTTATCTGAAGCAACATTAACTCGCCCACAAATGGCTAGACAAATGGATTTAGCAAACCGTGGTGAACAAGATCATCCAGTTCCTGATGATGTCATTGCCGACTTTGATGATAATTTCTATGACACAGCTTGGCATACCTTTGATGAATCAGAACAATTCTTCGATGCAATCAAAGCAGTTGGTAGAGCGCATGTAACTAACCAAAATGATTCTAAAGCAGTAGCCCAATTGGTTCATATTGTTAAAGACCTTTATGGTAATGCTATTGACCAGTATATGGAACAAAACAAAAGCTATTATCAAAAACAAGCGGCAGATGATATGATCGGTGATTCATTTGAAGAATCATATGATGAAGATTTTGAAGAAGGTTTCGGTAAACATCAGGCTAAACAAAACTGGTTTGAAACTCTAAACGCAGCACTTGAAGCAGAAGGTCTAGTGGACCAATGGCCAACAGGTCGTAATATCTCATACGGTCAAACTGTACGCGTTAAATCAAATGACGGTGAAAGTCTTATCTCGGTAACTCGTGAAAATGATGGCCGCTATGAACGCCCCGTTCACTATAAACTTCGTTAATCGTAAAAGATAATGAACAAGAAGCCAGTCACTGACTGGCTTTTTAGTTTCTACTATGTTATAATCATCTTTTAGTTAGGGATTCCAATCAAGTTAAATAGATGTTGACAAGTTAAGTCACATACCCTACAATATCAATTTTTAACCACAACGAGAGAATTACATGTCAAAAATCTATGGACCAGAAGAAAAAGCAAAACTAGAACGTTTAATCAATGAAGGTTCTAATGTATTACGCGAAGTTGAAGATCTATCAATGGGTCTAAAAGATACGGTAAAAGCAGTTGCTGAAGAACTTCAAATCAAACCATCTATTATTAACAAAGCAATTAAGATTGCACACAAAGGTAACTGGACATCATTTAATGAGGATTGGGAAGAAGTTGAAGCAATTCTTGATATTACCAAGCATTTAGATTAATCATCTTCGAGCAGCCTTCGGGCTGCTCTTTTTCATAGGAGATACCATGAGTTTCACAGCAGATGTCTACAAGATAAGCACAGATGGCGACATTATCGCGAACTTCCTTGAAAGTGATTTAGCCGATCCTAATTTTAAAGAACTACTAGATACCTATAGTGAATGGTTTGAGATTACCGAAGAAACAGTATATGATACCGGGTCAGTTAAAGAAAACTTGGAAAAGAAGTATACTATTGAAATGGCTGGTTCATATGTACACGAGGGTGGATGGTCAGTTTGGGTTAAGGAACAAAACGAGCCTATTATTATTCCACTGAATGACATACCATCGTCAATTGAAAATAACTATATATTACGAGGTGAGCGTATAATGTGCATTGATAACGAACCAACCAAGTATAATAATTGGGTTCGAAAGAATGAATTACATTGTATCATCAATGATGCAGACTGGGTTACTACTCAATCTTATTTCCCCAAAAAACACGCAATACGAAACTTGAAATCAGAAGGTTTAGTTATTAAAAATAGTTATTAACTTTCTAAATACTTTATCATAGGATAATAAATGGCTGACAACATTGAACAAGTTGACAAATTCAATAGACTACTAGCTAAAGGTAATTGTGTTGCATTCTCTCATCATAATGAATTAAAGATAGGTGTAATAACAAAAGTATGCCCAGTAATGATTTCCATTTCTGAACTAGGTGGCCGCGAACGGCTATATAGAAAATATCCAAGTGAAATGGTAATAGTTGATGGTCCTGAAGTAACGATGTATTGTTTAAGAAACGGGAAATAGTTATAATTACGGTTTACGACTGCCATAAGGGTCGGATTTTAAGGTACGATTGGCCAGAAACAATCAAGGAAATTTATGAGTTATGTAGATGCGTATTATGAAAAAGATCGTGATATTATACACGTTGTTGAACGAGATACTGATGGTGTTCGCCATTATAGAGAGTTCCCAGCAAACTATGTGTTCTATTACGAAGATCCAAAAGGTTATTACCAATCAATGAAAGGTAAACCGCTCGCCAGAGTTAAAAGCAAGTCGCACAAAGAACACCACAAGAACATCGCAATCTTTCACCAAACCAAGAAGTTATACGAGAGTGATATTAACGTTACTTTCCGTTGTCTTGAAGATCATTATCTTAATGCCGATGCTCCAAAGTTAAACGTCGCGTATTTCGATATCGAGACCAGTATGTGTCCTGAGCGTGGTTACTCATCTCCTGCAGAAGCATTTATGCCGATCATATCAATTGCGGTGTATTTGCAATGGTCGGAAACTATGATTTGCTTGGCAATGCCACCAAAACACATGAGTATTAAAGAAGCAGAAGAGCAAGTAGCAGAATTCGAAAATACCTTTATCTTTAAATCAGAAAAGGAATTGCTGGATACGTTTTTAACCATTATCGAAGATGCTGATGTTTTAAGTGGTTGGAACTCCGAAGCATACGATATTCCCTACACCGTTAATCGAGTTGCTCGTATTCTGAGTAAGAATGATACACGCAGATTCTGCCTTTGGGATCAATTGCCTAAAAAACGTGAATATGAAAAGTTTGGCAAAACCGAAGTTACATATGATTTGGTTGGTCGTGTTCATATGGATAGTTTAGATGTTTATCGTAAATTCACATACGAAGAAAGACCTACCTACCGCTTAGATGCTATCGCCGAATATGAATTAGGTGATCATAAAACTGTTTATGATGGTACCCTAGAACAGTTATACAACCAAGACTTCAAAAAGTTCATTGAATATAACCGTCAAGACGTTGCTCTTTTAGATAAAATGGATAAGAAATTACGTTTTATCGATTTAGCAAATACATTGGCACACGAATGTACTGTCAACTTACCAGCAACCCTAGGCTCAGTTGCGATGATTGAGCAGGCGATTATCAATGAAACACATAATCGTAAAATGATTGCATCTAATCGCAAACCAAAGAACGACATTGAAAATAACCAAGCAGCAGGTGCTTACGTTGCGTATCCAAAGAAAGGATTGCATGATTGGGTTGCATCGTTGGATATTAACTCGTTGTACCCATCCGCTATTCGAGCATTAAACATGAGTCCAGAAACTATCATTGGACAGATTAGACCTGACGCAACCGATAAGTTTATTGCTGATCAAATGGCTAAAGGTAAGAAGTTTGCGTCGTGTTGGGAGGGAGTATTTGCTACTTTGGAATATGATGATGTTATGTCTAAAGATTCTAGTAGAATGCTCACCATTGACTGGGAAGAAGGCAGTAGCGACACGCTCAGTGCGGTGCAGATATACGAGTTGATTTTCAAATCAAACCAGCAGTGGATGTTAAGTGCAAATGGTACGATCTTTACCCATCAGGTAGAAGGTGTTATTCCTGGTTTATTGAAACGATGGTATGCTGAAAGACAAGATATGCAAAAGAGATTGAAAGTAGCAATCGATGCGGGTAACAAAGTTGAAGAAGTATTCTGGGATAAACGACAATTGGTTAAGAAGATTGTACTAAATAGTTTATATGGCGCACTTTTGAATAGCGGATGTCGGTTTTTTGACAAACGAATTGGTCAAAGTACAACCCTAACTGGACGGTCGATTACACGTCACATGATTTCCAAAGTTAACGAAATAATTACTGGAAAATATGACCATTTAGGGGAGTCTTGTATATATTCGGATACCGACAGCTGTGAATCTGGATCCATTATTAGAACAAATATTGGATCTCTAACCATCGAAGAACTATTCAATCAAGGTAAGATAACATGGTTTGACGGTGAAAAAGAATATTCAAGAGATGATACCATAAAGGTAATGCATTGCAATGTAGATGAAGATCAGTTACAATTTGTTAATTACAATTATGTATATAGACATAAGGTATCTAAAAGACGATTTAAGATTTCGACCGCAAACGGTAAATCAGTAACGGTTACGGAAGATCATAGCATTATGGTCAAAACAGATACTGGTTACATCGAAAAGAAACCATCTGATCTTAAACCAGGCGATGTTGTGATGACTATTAACAACTATCAAGGTGAATTGAATGAACGAATTGGAAGAACGTAATTTAACAGTGTTGGAATTTAAAAAGAAGCATCCGCGACAATACAAATATTTACTTGGATATTATGGTGGTATTCGCATTTTCGATAAAGCAGCAGCCGTCTGCTTGTATTTACGTGGAGCAAAACCACCAACGTGTGCGATTTGTGGGAAGC